AGATAGAAATATTATTAAGTCGTTCATGTTACTCTCCCTTTTTTTAGTTAGCTGTATTGAAATAAGGTGGATTTAGTCTTACTCTAATGAGTTTTACACATTCGTCAATGCAACCTATATCCTTTTTACAGGATAGTTTACTCCTTATTTCTATTTTTTTTAGTTAATTGTATTAATTTAAAAAATCTTTTAAAACAATAATTTAAATGCGACATAGACCCCACCTTAGTTTCGGATATGTTCTACTTTACTACTACTCAATAGGATTTTCAACCCTTGATTCAAAGTTTATACAGTTTAGACTATTGCTGTATTAGTTTAGTAGTAGTGTCGCATTTAATTCTTTACATTCGTGACGATTAGGTGAGGTATTACCTAACCGCCACTGACAACATTGCTATGATCTAATTGATATTCTAATACATCTTCTTTCAAAGCGTGTATCTACTAATATTACAATGTCGTCTTTATTATTTGATATATCCTCTTTGGCATGAATTTCTGCTTCTAACTCCCTTAGCTTTTTAATTACTTTAGGGTTATATTTATTTAACTCTATTAAGTTTGAAATGCATTCTTTCCATGATTCTATACTCTCTTTTGTTTCTTCAATCATAAACTTACTCATGTGTTCCTCTCTTTGTTAGTTGTATATAACCGTTACGATAACCGCTTATAAAATTTACTCTTGATCTTTTACTACTGTATTGCTGTAACACTTCTGTTATAGTTTTCTTATAACCGTTGTTATTAAAAATACTTACTATCATTTTTGCTTGTTCATCACGATAGCGTGGCATATAATGTGACATGTTTAACCTCTTTCCGTTTAGTTTACACTGTTTTTGTTGTATGGTATTGATTAAAAATAAGGTGTGCCTAATGCATTCAGATGAATACACTAGACACACGATATGTTGTTTAGGACTTACTGATAAGAAACATATGATACTTCTTGTCGGTATCACATTGTTTAATGTAAGCCGTTTCTAGGCCTAATGGTTGCAATTCACTCTCTATAAAGCCGACGAGAGCCTCTTGCGAACAATCAGGACTAACTAATCCAAACACACTAGTGTTATCAAGACCAACACATTGCTGTGCCTCGTCGGCTGTGATAATACTATCTGTAGTTTCTTTCGTATTAGTTGAAGGATTAACGAATGTTACTACTTTCTTTATTAACATAGTGGACTGTTGTCTTTTCACTAAGTGTTTAGATTGTTCTAACGCTTGAATATTAAGTTTTGCCATGAGCTTAACCTACCTTTTTCAGTTTGTTTATCTTTATGTTGACGAATGTCAACGAAGGACGAGCGATGTATCACGCCGACAAATATTTGAAGAAATAACGCCTTCATTAAAAATCTCAACGAAAATGCGTTAATTCTTTAAATATTTGGGTGGGATACATTGTGTATATACCTCATACACACATTCTACTTGCATTTTTTAAATATCGGACCTAACTTACAACATGACTAAGTTACCTAAAGATATTTTGAAAAAAATTGCAGAAGCTGAGTATTTAGAAAAGTGGAATGGAACAGAATGGGAAAAGGTTCCAGTAGATGCTAAGTCACCTGCAGTACAGAGATTAAAAGAAATGATGATCGCTGAGATAGAGATTAACGTTACGAAAGAAGCGTTAGAGCTAGAAATTCTTAGAAAAGAAGATAGGGATTTAGATTAGAGTGTATGGTATTAACGTTAATAGTAACGTTAGTATAATACATTAATTATTTAAGATAATTAATTACGTAAAGGATTAACGTTAATGCAGAGTTTAAAAGAAAATATTTTATTTGATAAAATTCAGGGAAAGTACAGAGTAGTAATAACTAAGGACAAATATAATTTAATTGTATGTGCTAAGAATAAAACTACTAAAGATGGTAAGCCTACTACATTAAATAGCTTACTAACTATGAAACAAAAAGATTATTTTACATCAGTAGAAGGTTTATTGACTGGAGTATACAGAAAGAAGCTTAGGCTTACTATTAACAAGATAGACCTTGCACATATGCAAAAGATAGTCAATGATGCCTATATAGACGTATTAGAGATAGCTAAAGGTATATCAGAGCAAAATACATTAATAACACGTAACGAGGATTAGTATGGCAATACCAAAGAAAAAGAAACCAACATTAAAAGAAGTACTAGGGAACATGGGAAATCTGTTAATGCAGATAGAACAGCTGAGGATGCATGTTTTCAACGGCGATAGGGCCCTAGACGAATATATGAAGATGAAGGGTGACAAAGATGAATTCCAAAAATATTTGGCAGAAAAATATAAACCAGAAGAAGATGATAAAGATAACGAAGAAACTAAAGAAAAATGACTACGTTCCTAAGGATTATCTTGTATATACAGATATAGAAGCCGATGAATTGGGCATATTATATAAATATTGGCAAGAATGTGATCCTGGGGAGTATGGCATTAGCGATGATAACTATGTTTCTGAGTGTGTTGGCCGTAATAACTACGCTACTAATACTGAAATGGTGTATCCATATGGCCGTCAATGGCTTGGTGCTAAAAGAAAATTAGAATTTGAGCCACATTATAAGTCAAATAACTTTTCTTCGGTGTCTACTAAGTCATATGGAGAGCTAGAAGCAAAAACTGGTAGGGCAAACCTAGCTATAGATATGTATTTAACGTACAAAATGGCAGGTATAAGCCCAGATCTTGATAAAATAGGGTCAACATACAGGCCTGACCAAAAAAACCCCGCTATTGCTGCAAAAAGATTACTGAAAACTAAAGAGGCAAAGAAGATGATTGAAGAAAAATTAAAAGAAATACTTACAGATAAAGGAATTGATGAAGGTTTTGTCTTAGATACCATGAAAAATGCTATAGAAGTAGCAATGACAAAGGATAATAGTGCAGATATGATACGTGCTGCTAAAGAATTGTCTGTATTTTTAGATATGGCTCCAAAAACAAAACAAGTTACAGATACTTTAGAGATTGATATGACACATCAAATACAAGATAACTACGAAAAACAACGTAAAAAGCTTAAAGCTACAAAAATACAAGAAATAGATGAAGAAGAAAGTTGAAATACAGTCTACAGATAAAGATCGTTTAGCTATTTTTATAGAAACTATGAGAGAAGTAGCTAAAGATATGGAAATCAAAGTAAAGATAGTACGTGGATAAAAATAAACTATTATTAGAAATGCAACAAGATATGTTGTTGTTTGGACGTATGGTAATGCCTAATATGTTTAGTTCTCAGTCTCCAAGGTTCCATTACGATATAACTGAAAAGTTATTAGACCCAGATGTAACACAATTGAATATCATCGCACCTCGTGGACACGCCAAGTCTTCTATTGTGGCTGGCGTGTACCCCTTGTTTCATTTAATGTTTGACAAAGGTCCTAAGGTAATAGTACTTGTGTCTAGAACACAGGGGCACGCTACTAAGTTGTTAGGTACAATTAAAGACGTATTAGACTATTCTCAGGAGTTTAGACACTTTTTTGGTTATTGGGGTATGCAATCTGCACGTAAATGGTCTAATGCAGAGATAGAACTAAAAGATGGTTCTGTTATTATATGTAAGGGTACAGGACAGCAGATACGTGGTATCAAGCACGGAAATCAACGACCTACCCTCATTATACTAGATGACCCAGAAGATGAGGTAAATACTAAAACAGCAGAGGCGATGGAGCAAAATCTCCGTTGGTTACTACAATCTGGTGTTCCTTCGTTAGATCCTTTAAAAGGTAGAATATGTGTTATTGGTACTCCCCAACATGAACGGTGTCTCGTTGAGACATTGAAAGATATGTCAGGATGGACTAACCTTACATTCTCTCCTAACCTAGAAGAAGGTATATCTTTGTGGCCAGATGTATGGCCTGTAGAAAAACTTATACAAAAGAAAAAAGAATTAGAGAGTATTAACCGTATATCCGTATTCTATAGAGAGTATTTATGTCAGATTGTAGGTGATGAAGAAAATTTATTTAGAGCAGAAGATATACAGTACTACGAAGGATATATAGAAACGGATGAACAAGGGTTGTCGAATCTCATACTGACGACCGTCAATGGGGAGGAAGTAAATGAGATTAGACCTGTAAACATCTTTACAGGAGTCGACCCTGCATCTAGTACCAAAAGAGGAGCAGATTTTAGTGTTATATTTAATTTAGCTATTGACTATGATGGTAATAGGTTTGTTATTCCTTATTACAGGAAAAGAGCAACACCGTTAGACTTAGCAGAGTCTATTATAGATAACTTCGTAAGATATAGAAGTGCTAAAACACGTATTGAGTCTGTAGGATACCAGGAAATGTTACGTCAGTATATTAAAGAACGATCAGCAGATGAAGGATTGTTTATACCTGGACTTGAAATAAAAGAAAACCCTAGAACATCTAAGTCTTATAGGTTAGAAAGTTTACAGCCTTTGTTTGCACAGGGGTATGTCTATGTAAGAAAATCTATGCAACCTCTTATAGATGAATTATTGTTATATCCACGTGGAAAGCATGACGATTTACTTGATGGGTTCTTTTATGCTAATAAAAATTGTTATAAACCCTCTCATGATGGAGCCGATATGGAGCTAGATTATGAAGAACATTACGAAATAAGACCAAGAAATTGGAAAATAGGTTAAATAATGCTTGACAAATTGAAAGAAAAGAGCGTAATTTCGGCTTAGTACTATATGCAAATAAATTTAATAAAATATATGATGACTCTTAATTCTTTTAAAAGTGAGTTAGACGGTTTATTAGATAGAAAAATACCAGAAGGGTATGTAGAGGTAGATGTCAAAAAGAAAACAAAAGTCAAGAAGTCAAAACTATAACGACCTTGTAGATATTTATGGATATATTCCTGGTCGTCTTAGAAAGCATGACGGAAATACCGATGAACAAGTAGAGTTATCTCAAGAAGTGTTAAGAGAATACTCTTCATCTCGTGAAATGTGGGCTGTTAAGTTTCAAGAAGCATTAGAGTTTAGAGCAGGAGCTCAGTGGACAAACGAAGAAAAAGATGTATTGGAAGCTCGTGGACAAGCACCTATTGTTGTAAATCGTATTCACCCTATTGTAGAGACAGCAAAGTCTTTACTTACATATAACTCACCTCAATTTAGATCTACCGCTAGAGAAGACTCCGATAGAAGTACAGCAAAAGTTTTTTCTGACTTATTTGCTTGGGTATGGGATCAATCAACAGGAAACGAAGAATTAAAAAAAGTTATAGATGATTACTATGTTGGTGGTATGGGTGTAGTTAATTGTTATCAAGACCCAATGGCTGATTTAGGTAAAGGAGAGGTTTATATAAAGTCTA